ACAATGTTCCGAATAAGGTCGGAATGACCTTTTGTGGGCTGTCCGCGATGAAATTTGTGTCCGAATCATATCAAATTCCTGAAATAACATTGTCATCCATGAAGACTCGTAAGGATGTGGAAAAATTGGTTGATGAGATAATCAGGGTCTGGATAACGATTGAACTTGATGTAGAGAAGTATGACATTTATACGCTTGGATTTATAATCAGTGCGGTCAAGCGTTCATTTGGAAAGTACTTCAATCTCTCAGTTCCTTCTGGTGATGATGCTGATAGTCAATTGAGGAGAGCTAATGTCCGTGTGTTTAAGTACTTCTTTATGCGCTCTGTGGAAACTGTTACGTTGAAGACGATATCTGATCCGGCTGGAAACTTCTTTTATATGTTGGTACAAGCGATGGTGTCTGGGACTTGGGATACATCTTTCATCAATACCATAATTAATGATGTCGCTCAGACATTTACATTAAAAAGAATGTATCCAAATATCCCGATTGTCCGCAATGCTCCTGCTACTAGTCAAGTCATTCAGACTCCTGTCACTAAAATGTTGTATGGAGATGACGTGTTAATGAATTTGCGTCGTGAAATATACTTGAAATTTGACAAAGAATTGTACCGCAAAATAATCAAGGAGAAATTCAATTACAATGTTCCAGAAAATGACATCAAAGAATGTAACAAGCCATTTATTGACATTTTTGCTGTTGGTACTCCAGAAAAGGAAGGAAATGCTCCAGATCCTAATGTTCCGACTTTTTTGAAATACCAGGTCGGATGGCTTTATTGCGTGGATTGTCAATTCATTCATTTCCATTTCTATCGACATTCGTCACATACCATTCCAAAGTTGCTTCATTCGTCGACATCTAGCCTCGAGCCTGGTCATTTGCGCTCTAGGCTGATATGTTATGCGTATACCGTTGGCGTGAATCGTGTCACGTACAATGCGCTCAAGTGCTTGTGGCTGCAAACTGAGAAAGACGAATTCGTTGAGGTCGATTGGTCTCCTGAAAATTTGAGGAGGATGGAGGTCTATGGTATGGACATTGATAAGTTCGATCGTAATAGATTTCCGAGATATGTCGATGTGGTTGGCCACTCTGGGTGCCCGAATTATGGGGTGGGAATTAAGGTCAGGACTGTGTTGCCGTGGCCAATGTGCAAGTACGATTGATGCTTGCTGGATTTGACGTAACTAAAAGTTAGTAATCCAAATAAAACTAAATAAATCACCAAAAACAAGCGATCGTGGGTATCTACCACGATTGCCACGACAAAATAAAACCAGAAAAGGGGTTAGCCA